CACGAACCATCATCACGATCTCGCCCAGCCCGAACGGTAGGCGGCTCATCGTGATCCAGAACCCGTCGCTCGCACGCTTGGCGCCTTCCAGGTCGCCCGCCATCTTCGCGGAGAAGTACTGGGCGCCTTGCAGCAGCCCGCCAACCGCGGCGATCCCGCCCTTGATGGCCTGAAGGTGGATCAGAATCTTGGCGAACCCGGCAAGAAATTGCGTGTTCTTGCCGACCTCTTCCATCTGCTTGGCGGTCTGCTCGACCTTGGCCTTTGCCTGGCCCATGTTCTTGTCGAGCTTGTCGAGCCGGCCCTCGATCTCGTAGTAGAGGGCGCCCAGTTTGGTATCAGCCACGGTCGGCCTCCCGCTTCTGCCGGCGCATCACCCGCTCGACGCGGCTACGGTGATCGGTCGAGCCGTGCTCCATCTCCAGCACGTCAGACAGCCGGTCGAGGTACTCGTTGAACTGGGTAAGCGTCAGCTTCATGGGGTCGCCAAGTCCGGGGTAGTAGCGTGCGATGATTGCAGACTCTAAGAACCAGTCGCGGTCGGGCTGTCGGTAGGGTCCGGGCCGGTTGGCTCCGGTGGCGCGTTGGGTACCTTCCGCACCTTGAAGCCGCACAGCTCAGCGGCCAACTCGACCTGATCGTCCACCGGCAGATCGAGCCCATCCACCTCGGCCATCGTGGCGCCGGCCTTGATGCGCCCGAGTGCCGCGAGCAGCACGTCGCGGGCGCCGTTCGGATTGAAGACCCGGCGGACCGCATCGGCCATTGACGGCAGATCAGCGTTGAACTCGCGCAGCGCCTTGAGCCGTTCGGCTGGCTCGACCTTGGCGGAGTCCAGATCGGCCAGCAGGTCTTTGCGGTCTGCCTCTCGCCATGTATTGAGCAGGCCACCCAGATCGCACAGGCGCAGCGGTGCGAACGTGAGCTCCTGGCCGTTGATGGTGCGAACGATGGGCGCCGCCGCCGCTTCGGTGAGGGTCATGGTGTACCTCCAGGGGTTTGGTTAGGCAGTGGTCCAGGACTGCGTGATGGGTCCGCTCGACTCGAAGTCAGCCGACACGTCCATCTTGCCATCGACCGGCCGGGACATGCTCAGCCGGGTAATGACCGCACTGAACGCATAGGTGCAGCCGGTGGTGGCCGTGAGGGTGACGGTCGTCGTTGCGCCGGCGAGGTCGCCAACCGACATCGTGGTGCCGTCCGCCATGCCGGCGGGCACCGGAACGGTTGTCGCGGACTGGCCGGTGCCGGCCATCGACCCGGTCATGCTGGCGATTACCGGCGCCTTGGCCCGGAACCCGCCATCACCGAACCCGGTCGTATCGGCCACCTCGACGTTGTAGTCCGCCGACCAACTGGCAACCTTGAACGTCCAGCCCGCAGTGAACGCGGCGTTCCCGCCCAATCCTTCGATCGTTGCAGCAGCCATGTTATGGCTCCTTTAGGCGGATGCGTTCGCCCACACGCGCCACCTTGAGATGGCGTAGCTTGAATCCTGATCCACTTCGACCGTGCCCCGGTCGATGCACATAGCTTGAGCCCCGGCGTAGCCCGTCAGCGTCAGCGTCGCGCCGTCCAGCAGGGTGAACAGCACATCGTTTGCCGTGTCCAACTGCGTGCCGGTGGTCACCTCGGGGAACTTCGCATAAATCGTCACCTGGACCTCGGCCTCGATGTCGGCCTTGCCGAAGAACCGCCACGGCAGATCGGTGATGACCTGATAGACCAGCAGCGGTAGAGCGGCGTCCTGTGGTGCCTGCCGCTGATAGATGCGGCCGCTGACGTAGGCATAGACCGACCCTGCCGTCGTGACGCTTTTCAGCTTGTTATAAAACCCCACGGGCAGGGCAGCGGTAGCACCCATCAGATGAGTCCTCGTTTCTTGAGGCCAAGGGTCAGCGCACGTTTGGCGGCCTTGATGGCGGGCCCGGGTAGAGCAGCGGCGGCAGGTCGCATGAATGGCCGGGCTGGAATCCTCACCTGCGGAAGCAGGATGAAGGTCGCGCCGATTCTGAAGCCCGGGTCCAGTTGGAATCTGCTCGTACGCTTCCGCTTGATCTCCTTGACCAGCAGCGGCGGCTTCCCCCTGCGCTTGATGTAGACCAGCTTCTGGGCGCGGATATTGCCACGCTTCTGCATCCGGCGTGCCTCGGCGTTGAGAGGCACCAGCAGGGCCTTACCTTTTGCGCGGATGATTCCGCCGAACTCGTGGATCTTCGCATAGACCAGCCTGGTGCCGACGATCCGCTTAAGACCGTTTCCGATCGCCTGGTTCAGCCCGTTCTCGTTGCGTGGCTCGCCGCCCTTACCCCATGCAAATGAACGGCGCAGCTCGCCTGTATTGACGGCCGGTGGGCTGCCGGGCGGGGATGGCTGCGAGTTGGTCGCTGTGATGTTGCTGGCCCCCTTGAAGCTGCGCACCACCATGTTCGCGTAGGTGATCGCCACGGCGTTGGACGCCTCGGCAACCGCCTCATGGATGCGGGACAGCACCAGCCGCGAGTGGTCCTCGAATCTCGCGCCCATCAGTCCGCCTCCTCCGCGATGATCCGCAGCAGGGCGCCGTGGCTCTGCGGGTCGCTGACCTCGTTGATCCTCAGCGTGTGCGTGCCGAACGTGATCCGGTCGGTGGGCAGGATGTCCAGCCCGCCGGTGACGTACACCCGCCACATGCGGCTGGTCGCCTCGCGGCCGTAGCGCACCGACTCGAACCCGCTCATCGGCTGCACCCGGGCAGCGACGCCAGACAGGTGGCTGGCCCATGATTGTGTCGGCAGGCCCGCGGTGGTGACAGCGTCGGTCACGCGGGTGACGGCGACGGTCTGGTCAAAGAGATGGCTCGGGGTCGCTACCATCAGACGATCTCCCGGTAGGGTCCGAGGATCGCCATCTGGCCATCCGTCATCTGCACCTGGTTGCCCAGGCTGTACGAGTAGTCGCCCAGCGATTCACTGGCCAGTTGTGGGTTGGTCTTGCCCTCGTGGTACGCCCCAGCCACAAGCTGGTTTGCCAACAGGTTGATGTCATCCGGCAGGGTGGCATACCCAGCCCGGTACTGGACCAGCACGTTCTGGTGCCCGCTGGGGGCGTGTAGGGCCGCGTCGTCGGCGTCCCCGAAGCCGGGGGCATTGCCCCGCACGAACGTCACCAGCCCCGTACGGCGATCGTAGCGGCCCGTGTGGTCATCCTCGCCGGGATAGGTCAGGTAGGCCGTGACGTTCTCGGCGTCCCCGCCGGCGTCGGGGTGCAGGTCCAGGCTCAGGCACTCCTCCAGGAGCGTGGCCGTCCAACCGGTCAGGGCGGTGATGGCCGTGGCCAGCGTCGAGGCGGTCGGGTAGGTGGAGAAGTCCAGATCGTTGGTCGTGGTGGTCCCGGCCGCCGTGGTGCTGACACACCGGCAGCCACAGGAGGCCGCTGTGGACCAGTCCTCATCGCCGTACACGTCCACCGTTGCCCGCACGGCCGTGCCGCTGTAGACCACTGACAGGGCTTGTGTGGACCCGTAGCCCACCCTGGTCATGTTGATGACCGGATAGTGCCTCAGCCTGAGCGACTCCTGCCGGCTGCCGCTGATCCACTGGCGATAGTTGGCAGCCGCGAACCGCCGGCCGCAGACCCGCTCGATCCGGTCGCTCACCATGTTTATCAGCTCAGTCAGCAGCGTGTCATCGGTGGTGGCTGTGATCCGCAACCATCGCTTGACGCTGGCCAGGCTGGTCAGGGCCCGGGCATCGAGCGTGATCGACTCGGAGGCGGTCAGCACCCCGGTCCACAGATAGACCTCGGACCTGATCACCAGATCGGTGATGGCCGGTGAGGCACCCGCCTGGATGTAGTACATGATCCGCACGGTGGTGCCGCCGGCGATGCCGGTTGGGAAGTCCGCGGTGTACAGGTCGCCGCCATCGTCGGTCAGCGGCAGATCGTAGTCACCGATCGACCCGTCGGCCCACGCCTCCCATGCGGCGGCTGTGGCGTCCCATACGTACTGATCGGACGGGCGGCGGACCACGGCGTATAGGGTGGCGGCTGCGCCCTGGTATGTCAGTTGGAGTTCGTCAGCCATTGTTCACCTTAATGCCCGGCACGGACTCTCACCGCCGCTGGATGTTCTGCGGGCTCGCGCGCCGACCTAGGCCGTTCGTTTGCGGGCCTTCGTTTGCTTGGTCCCGCTGTGGATCATCTTGTCGGCGGGCGGCTCCAGCACCGCCTTGCCGGCTACGTCGTCGTACCAGTCGGCCACGTTCCGCCGCACCAGCTCGCGGCAGGCGCCGCGGCCGATTGTCTCGACCGCACCCACCCAGCCCGGATCGTGGCCCATCCAATGCCGCCTCAATACGATGTGGTCGCTGGTTGTCATGCTCGTGTTCATGATGCTGCCTCCACCGGCTTGCCCATCGCCCGGAAGTCGCAGACCTTCTGACGGATCGGCCGCATGTTCGAGTCCGGCCAGGTGATGTCGAACTCCAGGTGTCCGATCTTTACGCGGTTGGCCTGGAAGAGCGTGTTGCCGGTGTCGCCCCACTTCTTCCAGAAGTACACATCGGCGTCCGTGTGGTCATCGTCACGGTGCCATTCGCCATCCTTCGACGGCACGCCCAGGAACCATGGCTTCGACATCCGCTTGAGGGCCGATACCCGGACGATCGTCAGCCCGAAGTGCGCCGTGCCCTTGGTCAGCGGTAGCAGCTCGCGTTCCAGGTGCGCTGGCGCCAGCTTGGTTATCGGGTTGCCGTTGTCGTCCTTCAAGGTGAACAGCGGGAATTGGCTCTCACGCCTGATCTGGCAGGAGCACAGGGCGTCGATGCCCTGATTGCCTTGCATCAGCCGCACCAGCTCATACACGTCCTTGGACGTATACACGCTGTCATAGTCGATGCCGATCACGTAGTCGGCGTCCATGTGCAGCTCAAACGCATTCTGCATCCCCTGCGTCCAGTAGACGCCCTCCGTCCGCTCCATCGGCATGGCAAACGGGAAGCTCGCCTCGATGGCGCACCACATATTCAGCAGCGGGCCGAACCGTGGGATTGTCATCGCGCCGACCACACCGCAACCCAGGTACTTGCGGCACAGGTCGATTGACGGGCCGCGCTGGCGTTCCTCGGCGGTGATCTGAATGGTAGGCTCGGCTGGCTTGTCCGCCGCTACCGGCGCCGTGCCCTGCTGTGGCTTGTACCCTTGCAGGTTCAGGCTCACCGGCAGGCTGGCGCAGTCCTGCAACTCGCTGATCCACGGCGTCACGTTCTCCAGGCCCACCGTCTTGAACACGGCGGTTAGCAGGTCCTTGTCGAACACCACGCCGTGCCGGTCGTCGTCGTCAACGTGGCCCCCCATGACGAACCCCTCGACGTTGATCTGCTCGCCCGCCATGTACTTCTGGCAGACCCACTCGAAGTTGGGAACCGCCACCCGCATCCGGCCGCCGGGCTTCAAGGCCCGCACCCAGTCCTTGAGCACGTCCACCACCTTGAGGTGGCTGAAGTGTTCGAGCACATGGCTAGCCCTGATCTCATCGACCGACCCGTCCGCGTAGGCCAGCGGGTAGACCTCGCCGCCCGTCTTGCGGTCGATGTTCACGAAGCCCGGAATCTGCACGTCGCCGCCGCCCAGGTTCAGGCGGACGGCCGTTGGCGTTGTCACGTCAACCATTTTGATACCTCCATATCTTCGGTAAAACCCCCAACCCGACCGGGCCGGCATTGCTGACCCGGCCGGGCTGGAGGTAATGCACTGAAACCCGGACAAGCCGGGATTGAGAGTTAGCCGATCGCGTACACGTCGCACACGCTCGATGCGGTGTCCGCCTGAGCGGCGCCCATCGTGGCCGCCGTGGTCGGCAGGTCCTCAGCACGGGCCAGCAGGGCGCGGGCAGAGATGAGTTGCGTGGTGAGACCGCTGAAGGCCAGGAACAGATACCGGGCCTTGTCGCGGGTATCCACATCGAAGATCTTGAGGGTCTCGATGCTCGTGTTCGACAACGGGATGTCGAATCCGCCGGTCCCGCCGCCGACCAGCGCCGTGATGTTCGTGGCGTTCGAGTAGTACGTGTCCTCGGACTCCATCAGCGCCAGCGTGGTGAGGTAGCCGGTCGAGTCGCTGGTCGCCACTTCCAGGCTGATGCGGCACTCGTCGAAGCCGAGGCAGTCCACATAGCCGGTCGTGGTTGCAGCGTTGGTCACGGAGGTGATCTGAATCATGATCGCCTCCTTCACGTTTTGCAGTGGCATCATGGCGATGCACTCCTTGTCAGTAGTGGTGAACCACCAGCGTTAGCTGCCGGGGGTCTTGAGGGCCACGATGGGGCCGGCCACGGTGGCGCTGCCCAGATCGTGGACGTTGATGTCAAACCGCGTGGTGCCACGGATGGCGATCTCGTCCTCAGCGAAGTTGACGTGCTCGCTGGTGGCGATGGTGGTGGACCGGCGGTCGCCGAACATGGCGGCCTTCGACAGGTCGCCGAAGAGGCAGTGAATGGTGTTGACGCTAGCCGTCAGCGTGGCGAACATCACCTGGCTGATCACCACGGGGTAACCGAGGAACATCAGCTCAGTCTTGCCACCTGCAATGGTCTGCCGCGTGTTGCCACCGGCAGCGGATGCAAGCCGCTCCATCGACGCGTGGAATCCGGGCTTCGAGATGTACCACTTGGCGTTGGCCTCGGCGTACTGAGGCAGCAGGCCGACCACGCCGTTGAAGTCCACCATGTCCAGAACACCGAAGTAGGTGTTTCCGGACAGGGCGTCGTGAATCGAGCCGGCATACGTGGCGCCACTGGCAACGGCGATCTTCGTTTGGACGCCGTGCATCCCGCCGTAGGCGGCCGAGCCGGTGCCGATGAAGCCGCACTGGTCCTCTTTGAGCGCGAAGGCGTAGGCGATCTCGCCCGCGAGGGCATCGCCGACGCTGATGATCGCGTCCTCGGCCAGTTCGGAGCTGTACTTGGCCAGCACGCCCAGCTTCTTGGCGACCAGTGACACGCGATCCCAGCCCATCGTGGACTCGGTGATCGCGGCGTTGTCGCCCACGAAGTAGGCGGTCAGGCCGGACTCACGGCGCGGGATGCTGTCGGTGTCCGAGGTCATCGGGACCACACGGGCGTTCTGGCGGAACACGCCATACTGTTCCTTCAGGTCGATGATCTCGTTTTCCAACTGATCGGGCACGAGCACGCCACCGGACGAACCGGTCACCTCGTCATGCGCCTTCTGGAGCAGGATGCCGTGATCCTTGCACCACGCGACCGACTTCTCCTTGTGATACAGCACGGCGCCCAGGAACTGGCCCCAGGTGTAGGCCGACTCTTCGGTCTTGAGGTTGCGCAGCCGCCCATACCGCTTGACGGTCGCGGGCACGATGCCCGTGCCGGGGTCGCCGCTGATGGCGGCCTTGGGCTGGCTGGCCTTGACGACTTCGCGCACCATGGCGCGGACCTGCTCGGGTGTGATGCTGGCGGCGCCTTCCGCCGGGGCCTCATCAGCCGGGGCGTCCTCAGCCGGTGCGGCCGTTCCCAGGTCGATGGACGCGATGTCCACCTCGTTGCCTTCGGCGTCCACGATGGCATCGCCATCGACGGTCGCCGTGATCTTCGTCATGAGGTCCTTCTGATCCTTCGCCTGCTTGCGCAGACTGGGCAGGATGACCTCAAGAAACGTCTTGAGTTTCATGGTCTGTTACTCCGTTGTGGGTGCTTGGCGATGGCACATTGCCACCGCTCGGCCGCTGCGTGTCCGGGTCAAGCCCGGCTGGGGCAGCGGTTATCAGAAGGCGTCCGGCACTCGGCTTTACCCGTTGTCCGGCCTGGCCGTTGCTGTCATTCGTACATGCGGCCCTTAACGCGGGCCACCTCGCGGCGAACCATGGCCGCGTAGTCGATCTGTTTCGGCTTCGGTGCCGGCTTGGCGGGCGGTGTCCACCCGACGAGGACCACCCGGCGCCGCTTGGGCTCGATCTGCGGTGCCTCGATGCCCAGGCTCTTGAGCTGCGCGGGCGTCACGATGCCCTTGGATACCGTGGTGATCAAGGCGTCCTGGTTGGCCGGCAGCGGGGTGACGCTGAACTCAAGCAGCTTCCAGCGGTTGTGGACGCCCCGCAGCCCGTCGCCGTACTTCTCCAGGTCAGCCTTGCTCGGCTTGCGGGTCTCAGTCGGGATGAACCCCACAGACACGCCCCGCACGACACCCTGCTGCATCAGCGCGTGGATCGTGTCCGGCAGCCACTCGGCAGCCTCGGGGTGGTCCTTCGGGCGAGCAGCCATCACGCCAGCAGCCGTCCAGCCGTTGGCCGTCTTGTCGATCTTCTTGGCCGTGCCGATGGGCGTCGAGTAGTCGTGATTCCAGAACACGACCGGGTTCTTGAGGTAGTCGGCAGCGTCCATGCCACCCGGGATCAGCACCTCGCCGTCACGGTCGAGGCTGTCGGTGGTGATGCGGGCCGTGAACGTCCGGCCATCAGCCGGTGCGTCGATGACCGCCTTGTAGCCCTTGAGTTGCTTGTCAGGCATGGTTGTCGTCCTTCACGAGTTCTGATTGCCGCACAGCGTGTCCATTCTTGCCCCCAAGACTACCTGCTCGATACACACGGCTTACCTCTCCCGATGTACATCGGGATTCGGTTACTCAAGCACAGCCACCAGCGTACACCGGCAGTTCGGGTGCAGCGGTGGTCCGGTTGTGGTCTTGTAGTCCAGCTTCATCGTGCCGCCGTCGGCGCCAGTCAGTACGTAGCCCTGCTCAT